CTCTATCTCTTCTAATTGAATCCAAGATCGGGTTAACTGAATCCAAGAAGTCTTGTCTTACTTTGTTATCGTTTTGTTCGAACAACAATCTAATCGCTACCGCTGAAATCAATTTACGTGCCTGTAATAACAATCTTCTTACGTTGATTCTGTCAAGTGCAGATTCTTTAATTTGCATTGTTTTGTTACCCCAAATCACTGTACCTACATCAGAGAATGTTGCGATTGGGTTAATTCTACCTTTATATAGAGTATCTCTATCGTCTTGTGTTAACTTACGTCTTGCTCTAATTGCGTTTACAAGACCTCTTGTGTAACCTGCTGATGCAAACCAAGGGAATGCAATGTTATCTGTCAACGCTAAATTCTTAACAACTTCAGAAGTTGGTGGGATATAGATTTGAGTATTATTAACAGTGTCTCTTGTTAAAATCCACGGGTAGTAAGTTGCCGTATAGTTAGAGTCGATTCCTGTATTTTCTAAATTATCAACAACTTCTTGAGGGTAAATTAACCCCTCTTCGATATCTTGGTATGTCGGTAAGAACAGATTAAAGTCAGGGGTCGTGGTAATGTAAATAGAATCAGCTCTATCAGTCTCAATCATGTCAATCGCATCTTCAACCAAATTAGAATTGTTTACATAATCAATACCCGGAGTTGCAAATACATTAATGTTTGTTGCTTCAGGATTTGCGAAAGTTGACTGTCCCCATTTGTATGCGTAAAAGTCAGTATTTGCCCAACTTTCTTGATTAGGTCCTGAAATTGCTTTAAACGCCCCCCAACCTGTTGCCGTAGGATATGTTACTGAAGTAGCAGCTCCGTTTTTGAAACCTGTTTGACCTAAAGCGTATGTGTCAGTATTTGTTCTTGATTCTCTATAAATGTCCCAACCATCAAAACCACCATACGCTAATATAGTAAATTTACGAGTGTTTAATCTATAGTATGCGTTAGAAGCATCTGTAGGTTCAGAATTAAATGAACTAACCCCTACTTCAAATGCTGATTGTCCTGATGTAGAGTAACCATTAGCTATTGTTACAACCGTAGCCCCACTATCCATGTGGAAACCTTTAGTTAAGTATCCCCAAGCGATACCTGTAGTATCTGTCGCCAAACTTGCCGGTATTTGTTTTCCTTTATATTGGTAAAAATCATAATCGATACCCGTTATATTTGATATACCTAAGTATGCCTTTCTTGGATTTTCTCCACTTGAAATTACAGGATTATCGCCACCAGAACTTGAACCAAAAGGAGGGTTGTAAATTGTTTCTCCCGCCGTGTAGTATTTAGTTTTATAGTTTACAAAAGGTGGAGTTGCGTTAGCATATTCTCTTGAAATATATCCCTCAAAACCACAAGGTAATGCATCTATTGGTGCTTCATCGCTCATTTCCAACATTACGTATTTAGATTTAACCTGATACTCACCATTAGATGTACCAATCTTGTTAGCTACGTAATTGTTATTTGATGGATCCATAGAACAATTAGTAAAACTTTCAATAACTTTAACATTTTGGTCGTTATCAAAGAAATCACGAATAAATACATCAAATGTACCATTAGTAAATGATATATTACCTATTGACATTTTAACCTGTGTGTTTGCTGCGTTACCGTCAGATATTAAAACAAATTTAAATAATTTGTAAACTTTATTACCTCTAAGTTCAGAAACCAAGTATGGTGTTTCAGGTGTTTGATATTGTTCTAAATAAAATCCTAAAGAGTCTGAATAATCAGGACTCGACACATCAGTAACACCGGGTAAAGATACTAAGTCACAATATAGACCTCTAATTTGACCTGCTCTGTAACCTGTTAAAAGTAAACTTGAATAAGTCTCCTCAACAAAAAGAGGAACTTCAGTTCTATTTTTACCAAAATTAGATCCACCAAATACTTTTCTAATAAAGTTTTTATCTGTTGATTGCATTGAAGTCTCAAATTCAAAATTATCTCCGTCATATGTTACGCCTGATATTGAGAATGGTAAATATGGATTTTTAGTTACACCTGAATACGTATTTGTACATATCATGGCAACATCTGTTGTACCAGTAACTTCAAATTTTGGACCATGTTGTGTTGAGCTATAAGTAGTAATCCCTCTTGATCTTAAAGTTGCAACAACCATGTCATCGTATTCGGTATATGGGGTACCTGAATAGTTTGTGATGTAAAATTTGGCAGAACCTGAATAGTTACCACCAGTTCCCGATAGTGAACCAAGAGAACAACCAAAACCTTGTCCGTAATATGTATTTACCGTATTATTTTGGTAATTAAATAACCCATAGAACCAAGCATCGTTAGTGGTTGAATTTAATGTACCACCACTTGCTGATGTAACACCAAAGTTTTCAGTATATGCCGTTACTGTATTAATAGACCCACCTGTCACAAGGTTAAATGTTCCACCACTGACAATACCCCAAAACATAGAAGTTGTACCTGTTGATGATGTTCCGGCCAAATTAACTTGATTAGAAAGGTAAGTTTTTAAATCAGATTCAACTGAAGATGTACCACCATTGTATTCTGTATATGTGTTATAAAAATTACCGTCAACGTTTAAAGAAGATGGTACTGTTGTTAATGTAATATTAGCTGAAGTACCTGTTGTTCCCGTAAATAATACATTTACCGGTCCAGTATTACCGGTTGCAACAATAGATGATGAGTCAACATTTCCTATAGTGACAATAGACCAAGATGGTCCCGCATCATATCCTGATAACCCAAGAACCCTAGTAACAAAAAGTTGATTTGATTGTTGTAAATATGCTTTAGTGATATAAGCTAATTCGTATTTAGGTATTTGTGTGTTTACAAATTTTTCTGGACTTGTTCCTCCAAAATAAACTTGGAATTCGTCAAAATTTGTAATAAAAATTGGTTCGAAAGCAGGTCCTTGTAAGGTTTCTCCCGCAACTCCCAATGTTGTTACACCCACACTTTGTGCAACAAATGTTAAGTCTCTTTCAGATGTGTAAACTCCAGGAGAAACGAAAACTTTGTTAGATGATGCCATGTTTTAAAAAGTATTTAAATTTTTATTTTATTATATAAATACCTCGTCAAAACACAAAAAACTTTACCCTTATATAATATTTATCAAATGGTAAGAAAAAAATCTACCTTTTTTCTACCTATAACTTTTTACAAAATGAAAAAGATAAAAAACTTAAAAATATCAGAAGAAACTCATAATTTATTAAAGAAATACTGCGAAGAAAATGGACTTAAAATGTATAAATTTTTAGAGAATTTAATTAAAAAAAATTGTGAAGTAAAAAAAGATTTATATGGGGAGTAGTTAAACTAAATATGCGGTTGTATATATGGTTGCCGATTTAGTTGGGTCTATCTTTGTTACAGTAATTAAAAACGTATCTCCATCAGTAATTTGTATAGTTGTTAAATCGTCACCGACATAATTACCATTTATAAAAACAGAATAAGACGATACATTATCTATTTCCCCAACTTTTAAATCTGCGGTATATCTAAAAACTTCAGTTAGTTGTGTTACCCCAACAACAAAAGTTAAATTTAAATCAAAATAATTTGGTCTTGGGGGTTGTGGTTTTACGTTTCTACCTCTTACTTTTGTATCCACTTCAAACATAGTGACCTGCCTTGATATTGCGGGTGATATTTGAAACTCTTCTTCATCTATAAGAAGTCCTTTCATAATAAAAGTATAGTTTGCAATGTAGTACTTTCTTTTTTCTAAATCTTTTGCCGACTCATCCCCAACACTTTCCATTATTATAGGTATATAGTGACCTTTAATTTGAGTGTATGCTTGTTTTGATGTAAAAGTTTGCATAACAATTTTATTAAAATCATTAAGCTCTCTCATCCTATTACAAAATAACTTAACATTAAATGTAATATCAACAGGGACTGGTTGAGGGATTTTATAAACTGTAGCGCCTTTTCTTTGACCGTCCCAAGTTGGTACAGTATAATAAAAAAATTGCCTTCTATTTGGTATGTTTGCGGCACCTCCTTGAAATGTTCCGTATTTTACTTCCGGTAGTCTAACAGTGGCAATAAAAGGTAACGACACGTTATTATCTAAATCTTGAAAATTCCAAGACTCAACAAATTGTGACCAGTTTTGGTTCGTTATTATTTTATTAATTGTTGGTACTGTTTTTTCATCGACAACTAATTTTAATGTTTCTTTAACAAAATCTAACATACCTTTATCTAAATCCGCATGTAAAACTCCTTTGGGTAAATAGGTTCCTTGGTCAGTAATGTCGTCTAACATTTCCTGTCTTCGCTCCCTACCAACTTTTTCTGGAGTTAAAGGTAAATAATTTTTTATTTTTTTAGGTAATGCCATTTTTATATTCCTCTAAATTCATTTTCATTTACAGGTGCTCCAATAATAGAACGATAGAATGGTTTATAACCACCATAAGTGTGTTTATTATCCGAAATAACACGACCATCATTTACGACTGTATAATACCTAACTCTTGTTTCAGTCTCATAATAACCAATATAATCACCATATGAAATCTGTATACCTAACTCATCTAATTGTTTTTGGTAAACACCAATTTTAATATTACCTGGTTCTGTTTGTGAGATTTTAGATGCCCCGTAATCAACATTAGAAGGTTGCTCAACTTGTACATATCCTTTAAATTCAACAGGAGGTAAAAATTGTATACCATCTTCTAAAGTTTCACCATAAACATCATCATTTACAGTTCTTTGTCTATCAACTCTATATAATACCACGGTAAAATTCATATCTCCACCTAACCATTCGTCACCCATAGATATATCCAAATCAAAATCTTGTTCAGAAAAAAACTTATTTAAACGAGTAATTGGAACTTTATTCTCTGCCATAACTATAAATACTAATAAAACAAAAAACCCACTTTAAAGTGGGTTACAAAAATTTAATTTTAAATTAGTCATTAATATGTGCTTTATTTGCTTCATCATTTACAATTTTTTGAAGTTCATCACATGTTGTTGTAACACCTTCACTGTACCAAATAAATTTTTTATCTCCAACATAAGTTTTGTTCAGTAGCCAAATACTCTGTTTGTCTCCATCCATAAACGTTAAAAGTTGACAATTAATTTTACTGTTTTTACGCTCACATCTTAAACGTTGTGAACCATAATTTATTTCTCGATTTTTTAATTTTTCGTTAACAAATTCTCTTGCATAAACTACTTTATCGCCCGATTCTAAACTACCTTCGATAATTGACCAATTTTTATTTTCAACGCTTCTGATATTTGATTTATTATACCAATTAGTTTTAGTCATCAGACAGTTATATAAAAGTATATGACTTCTTTTTTTTTCATTGTTATTTTCATTTATAACATTTATAACAATTCTTGCTAAATCAGATTCTGTAAGTTTTATTATTTTTTTCATAAAATTTTTATTATAAATACTTTAAAATTTTAAAAAATTGATTTTTTGTTTTGTTTTATTATTATTCATATATTAATGGAAGATGCAATATCAAAAACGCCAGAGTCCAAGGCCCTTTTAATTTTAGATAATTATGAAGGGTCTAATAATTACATCCTTAATTTAAAACACAAAAAACAAAATAGTAAGTCTTTTGTTCCCACAAGACCTCAATCTGAATACATTATTAATTATCATAACGTACAACCAAAAGTTGCAAAAAAATGGGTTAAACTGGATTCATACTTTGGTAAAAAATTAATGGAGGATAAAATGTATACCAAGGAACCGACTGAAATATACGTTGAAAAGCTTTTGGTCGAAAAAGATAAATCGTATCACATTTGGGGTAAAATATTTTCAGGTGACACAACTTATGATTTTTGGATGCCAAAATCAGCACTCGTTAAAGATAACGAAGTGAAAAATGTTGTTATAGATTATAGTAAGTATAAACACAGAATGCCAATGACTCACCAAATTGAGGCAATTGAAAAGTTGGTTAGAAATAAAAAGTTTATTTTGGCCGATGATATGGGTCTTGGTAAAACCACATCAACAATTATCTCCGCTTTAGAAACAGGCGCAAAAAAGATTTTAATTATATGTCCCGCATCATTAAAAATTAATTGGCAACGTGAAATTGAAAATTATTCAGACAGAACCGTATATATTGCAGAAGGTAAAAAATTTTCAGATCAACATGATTTTGTAATCATCAACTATGACATCTTAAAAAATTTCCACGAGATTAAGAAAAAAGACGACTCAACAATTCTAAAGACAAAATTTGATTTAGTCATTATGGATGAGGCACATATGATTTCAAATCCACAAGCGCAAAGAACTAAAATCGTAAATGACATCATATCAAGAATAGAAAGAGTTTGGTTGTTATCAGGAACACCTATGACATCACGACCTATGAATTATTATAATTTATTGAACATTGTTGATAGTCCTGTGGCTATGAATTGGATGGCGTACGCTAAAAGGTATTGTAATGGTTTTCAGTTTAATGTTGGTAAAAGAAAAGTTTGGAATGTTCAAGGAGCAACTAATCTTGACGAATTAAGAGAAAGAACTCAAACACACATTTTACGTAGATTAAAAGAAGAGGTTTTAGATTTACCCGAAAAAATTATCACACCCGTTTATTTAAGGTTAAAATCTAAAGATTATGAAGAATTGATGGGTGAATACTATGATTGGTACGACCAAAATCCCGAAGAATCCAATTCATTAACAATTCAATTTGGTAAATTAATGAAGGTTAGAAAAGTGATTGCTCAGGAAAAAATTAATAACACGATTGAGTTGGCTGAAAATATTATTGAGCAAGGTAAAAAAGTAATCATATTCACAAACTTCACCGACACCCTCCAACAAATCTACCAACATTTTGGTAAGTCGGCAGTTTATTTAGATGGGAGTTGTTCAAAACCTCATCGTCAAAATGCTGTTGATGAATTTCAGACTAACGATAAGATTAAAGTATTTGTTGGTAACTTGAAAGCCGCGGGTGTTGGTTTGACTTTAACTGCTGCCGAAGCGGTAATAATGAATGACTTATCATTTGTACCCGCTGAACACGCACAAGCCGAAGACCGTTCACATAGAATTGGTCAGAAAAATTCCACATCAGTTTATTACCCTTTATTTGAAAATACAATTGAAGGTGCCATCTACGACATCTTAAACAGAAAGAAAAAAATCATATCAACCGTTATGGGTGATGATATGATGGATGACGCATCTGCAATAGAAGAAATGTTAAAAATGATTTCTAACGGACGTTGATATTTATATATCATGGAAGTTAAGATTAAATATATTGGGTGTACTCCGACAAAAGGTGGGGAATCTTTAATTAAAGAATTCATAAACTTTTTAAAAAAGGAACATCCGTTAGAAAACGACGTTACCATTAGTTTTCAAAAAAATAGAACCGGTAAAATGACCACTGGTTCAAGAACAAGTGGTAGTTTATTAAAAATTTTAGTTAAAGACCGGATTAATCGAGATATTTTAAAAACATTATCACATGAGTGGATTCATGAATATCAAAGAACCGTACTAAAAAGAAAAAAAGGTAAGGACATTGGCGGTAAAAATGAAGATGAAGCTAACGCTAAAGCCGGTGCAGATATTAAAAAATTTGAAAAGGATAATAAATCTATTGAAAAAAAATTATATTCCCCATTTAAAGAAAAAATTGAAGAAATAGAAAATAAATTAAAAATAGAATCAGTATCAAAACAAAACATTATAACCGAAATAAAAAAAATAAGTATAGAAAAATTACCTTATAATTATGACTCTGTGGGTGTTTTTATTGATAGTGAAACTATGAAAACTCACTACACTAAACATTACAAAACTTATGTTGAAAAATTAAATGTTGAGTTAGAAAAAATTAAAGGTCCTGATTTAGAATTAGAAGAAATCATTAAAAAAGTTTCTAAATTTAATAAAATTGTTAAAAACAATGGTGGTGGTGCCTTTAATCACGCTTTGTTTTGGAAAATGCTATCCCCAAAAAAACAACAAATAAAAGACCCTATATTATCTAAAATAGAAAAAGATTTTGGTTCTTTTGAAAAATTTAAAGAAAAATTTGAGGAAGAGGGTAAAACAAAATTTGGTTCTGGATGGGTTTGGTTAATATTAACAAAAAATAATAAGTTAAAAATCACAACAACATCAAATCAAGATAATCCATTAATGAATACAGAAAAAGAAAATGGATATCCACTATTAGGTTTAGACCTATGGGAACACGCATATTATTTAAAGTATAAAAACAAAAGAGACGAGTATATTAAAAATTTTTGGAAAGTGGTTAATTGGGAATTTGTTAATGATTCTTTTAATTCACTATTAGAAAAAAAGTAAAATTGTAAGTCTTTTTATTTTAATGATATTTATATAGAAAATATATTATGTCTATTGTAATCATTAACGAACCAGAAAGAAGTAAACTTTATAAAAGAATACGTAATCTTTTAGGTGCACCGTTACGTGGAGTTGAGTTGGATGATGAAATGATGGATTCTTTATTGGAACTTTCTATAGAGGATTATGAACAACATGTTCAAGATTGGTTAATCGAATCTCAATGGACCTCGGTTTACGGTTTAAATCTTGATGAACAATCTATAACAAGAGCACTATCAACACGTAGTATGGATTGGGAGACCCAATACACTTATGCATATTCTAAAATTGTAGGTTTACAGGCGGGTGGTGATTGGGTTTTAAAAAAGGATTATATTGACTTAGTACCTAATCAACAAATATATGAAATACCTGCTGGTAGAGAACTAAACGAACTATTATGGTTTGCAAGACCTGAATTAGATGCTGCGTACTTTGACCCATTTATGGGTGGATTTGGTGGATTTGGAGGTATTGGTTTAGGTGGTGGGGCGGGATTTTCACAAATGGGTACAACAGGTAACTATTTTATTACACCCGCATTTGACATTCTATTAAGAATGTCCGATATCCAAATGAAAAGAAGAATCATTACCGGTGATTTAACTTATAGAGTTACGGCACTACCTGAAGGTAAAAAGGCAATACATTTAATGAATGTACCTGGAGGTAAGTTTGACTTTGGTAATATGAGAAGGAATGATTATCGAGTTTGGTATTGGTATTATGACACTTTTGATAGAGAAGATTGTTTATCTAAAAATCCAGATGTTGTTAGGCTACCTTCAGATATACCATTAGATAAATTAAGATGGGATAGGCTTAATTCACCAGCACAAACTTGGGTCCGTAGATGGTTTACCGCATATTGTAAAGAAACATTAGGTAGAGTTAGAGGTAAATTTAGTGGTAATTTAAAAACTCCTGATTCTGAACTTACTTTAGAATATCAGTCTTTACAAACAGAGGCTAAAGATGAAAAAACCATGTTATGGGAAGAATTAAAGACTCGTTTAGAAAGATTAAGACCTGAAAAAATGATGGAGCAAAAAGCACTCCAAGCTGAAAATTTAAATAAATTATTAAAATTCAGAGCGTTTACAAGCCCATATACCGTAATATAATTTTATGCCAATATTTAGGTCAATACCATCTAAGAGAATAATACACGGATTTGAAGTAATTACTTCAGATAATGCCGTGGTAACTGAACCAAAATATACCACAAATGGCGAATCAACAATAGTGGTAAAAGATGTTGATGTTTGTCAGTTAATTTTAAATTCAAACACTACAGACCATGTTGTTATAAAGGCATTAACTAGAGTTAATGTTAAAGGTGACAGTCTTGTTGATGAAGAATTTGATGAAATAGAATTAGATAAAGGCGCTTGTGTTGAGTTTAAAAAAATTGGTGACTTTTGGTATATTTTATCGTCAGACGGATTAAAAAACTCTTAGTCAAAACTAAGAGCCATCAAATCCCCATCAACGTCAAATTCATATAATTCTTCAGAATCTACTTTAATATTTTTAGATATTTCCTCTAACATTAAAGACCTGTTACTTTCAACATAATCTTTATTAACTAATTCCAAAGTGTCGTCTATATACATATAATATGGGTCAATACCTACACTTTGCCAAAATGATATTTCAGTATCAGATAATGTTAAAACCTCATCTAACGTATCTTGATGTGCGTCTTTCATTGGGTAACCTCTCACTAATTCTGTCTGTGATTTAGTGAAGATTGGTTGATTTTTAGGGTCCTCAATTAATATATCATGTCTAATTTCAGGACTATAAACAACTAATAACGGCTCAATTCTTTTGTTAAATGCTGCCAAGTATCTTGGTACATTATACTCACCCAATAAATCAGGATTCATCTCAATTTCTTTTTCATCAATTAAGTAACAATTTAAAACTAACGAATCTTTTTTCTTTTGTACGTCACCGTGAGATTTTTTTTCACCATTGTTTACATAATATATTGTATCACCAAGACCTGGATTTTTATTTGCCTGTAATAAAAGTTCCATGTGAGCCTGTCTTGACATCATACTACCTGACTTTGTTGTCTTTGTGATGTGAACTTTATAATCATCTAATGATTGTTTAACTCGAGCCTTATTTGCTATTTTAGAAAGTGGTATTTCTTTATTATAAATTTTATTCACATATTCATAATAGAAATCTAAAAATTCAGAACCCTTACCATCTAATAACATTCTTAATCCCTTATCTAAAAATTCTGCCACATATGTCTGTAGTTTTTTAGATTTAATTGTGTTACCCGTAAGTTTTACTTTACCTTTATCCGTAAGTAGTGCGTAATTTTTACGAGCCACATTAATTGTTGCTGGCCATACCCCATCTATATCAAGACCCATTTCATTTCTCATAAATAAGTCATTGTATTCTGCAACGTCAGCCTCCGCACCAACATATTCTTTACCCTCTTTAACTAACCCATTCAATCCTTTACCTATGTATTTGTAATTAACTCTATCCTGTGGTGTTTCAAAGTTTACACCATCCGTATCCATTACTAATGGTACGTAACCTCGGTTCATAAAATACATAATCATTTGTCTTAGGTATTGCCTACCTGTACAAGTAATTTGTTCACCCATATCGATATCCCCCCATGGAAATACGTGTGGGGCCGATAATGAACCGAAGAATGCATTGATAAAGATTTTAATTGGTAACTGCTTTCTGTCGTATGAAATTGCAAGTTTAGGGTCAGAAGTTTTAAATTCTCCCGCTAAGTTCTTATATTTGATACGAGTATCTCTAAAATACTTTAACATACTCTTCATCGCACCTGTAACATCACAAGCGGGGAATACGTCATGTACCAACTGAATTGATGGATATAGGGAAGAGTAGTCAAGTTTTAATACGTTTCTTGAGTATCCTACCTGAACCAAACGAGATAAACCACCAGTAAACTTTCTTTTTTCTAACTTTTTAGGAATTGCTAATTTGTGTTTGTAAGACCACGCACACATAATCATTTTCCATAAAGTAGCAGTACCCATCGTAGAAAGTCTCTCGTATGTTGTTGGTACAAGTTTGGACAATAGGAAGTTTGCTTGATTGAACTGCTCATCAACTACCATTGTCTCATAAAGGTCATCATCCAAGTATCGTTCAATAATGTTTGAACCTTTCACTTCTAAAAACTTACCAGGGAATCTTTCCATTAGGTTTTCAGTACCCGGCATACCTACTTTTTTAAAACCACCACTTTCAGGATTTAAATAGTAATCTTCATTGTCAAAATATATTTTACCAATCTTATCCCCTTCTACGTAGACACGACTTGCCTTTTCTGCCTCAATAAACTTGGTGATGTATTTTAAAGACCAACTCTTAATATCAGAGTTAATTGCTTGTGCCCTACGGACTGCGTGAGCAATATCCACAATATTATATCCCCACATCTGTGTTTGAACATATGGTTCCATCTCATTTGCCAACTTTAGTATACCATCTTTCTGTTTTAACGAATAGTCGGGGTGTAGGGTCTTTGATATTTTTTTAATGTTTAATTTTAATATCTCTGCTCTTTTTAAAATATATGGAAAGTCGAAGAATGCTGAGTTGTATCCACCAACTAAAGATGGTTTTAATTCATCAATTATTTTGAAGAATTCAACAATCATTTGTTTTTCTTCTTCTTCGTTTTGTGCCGATAGTATTTTTAAAAACCCACGATTATCTTTCATTCCTATCAAGAACATTTTACTCGTTTTAGGATCTAAACCTGTGGTCTCAATATCGAATACAAATCTATGTATATCATCATATTCATCAAATCCTTTAAATAGTCTTTTACTTTTTTGAATTAAGTATTGTTCGACGGGGGATAAAATTGTGATGGAGTCTGAATTATCTCTACCCCAAGGGTCAAGACCGCCACCTTTAAAAAAGTTTACAAGATTTGAATATGTCTTTGTTGTTTTAACCAAATAAGTTAAACCTTGCTTTAATCGTTCATCACCATGGTCTTCTAATTTTTCGATAATGATACCATTTTCACTCATTGCACGTTTTTGTGCGTGTTTATCGTTCTTGTAAAAGTTTTTACCTTTCAAGTCACCAACCCAAGCAAATGGGATGAAGGTATCAGGACGTAACATTTTTCCCTTAACAGGGTCCTGAATTACTTTATATATCTTTGAGGATTTGTAATCGTATTCTAGTGATACGATATATTTTTCTTCGTCTTCGCCTAATAAAAAGCGTTCGATTTCTTCTTGTGGAACCATAATTTTTATATTTAAGTTTGGTGTATTAGCTGTCACATAAGTGTGACATTTACCTTTGTCTTAAATATAAGTGTAAAATTCACCCTTGTCAAATAATATTAATGTAAAGATCCTCTCTAATTGGCGCAATTAATTCTCCGTCTTCTAATATTATTGAAAACTGACCCTTATATCTTCCTTTTTTGTTTGTGTCTTTTTGTGTCCATTTATAATAAATGTAATACTCCCAAGGAGAGTCCAAACTCCTTTTATATTTTTCAGTAAGATATGCGTCATTCATAAATATTTTTTGAATTCCAGTATCTTCGCTAATCATAGAAAATCTAATAGTTGCGTTATCTAATATCCCATAAAATTCATCATCAGCATCTGTTCTGCCATCAAGTACAAAATCCATTTTTAATATGGGTAATGTTGAGTTTTGTTGTATAAAAAATTCCATAATTAAATGTGTTTATATTTGTAGGATAATTACCCCATAATTTGGACCAGTTCCCCAAGAATATGTATAAGTTCCTGATATTAACCCTAATGAGTTTAAAGTTGTATTATTAAAAGTACTGTATGTTGTAATAGGTGCTCCTGATACGTAACTAGAGTCAATAATAAGTGATTCTGACCCAATATACGGATTATATACCACCCCTACACCACTTCCACTACCAGAACTGGCGTTAAGTAAAAAACTTGAACCAAAAGAAGGTGCCATGGTAAATGTGGTTCCCGTATAATAATTACCACCCCAAGACGGGGTTGGTCCAGGTGAGAATCTTGATTGTAATGGCCACATATATGTGTTTGGGAAATCAATAAACGGTCTTGGTGTCAAATCGGTTAAATTAATTGTACCTGTACCTGACATAACTACGTTTGGCCCATCTTGTACAATAACCATATTAAATATTGATGATGGTGTTGGTGTTGCTGTTGGTGTTGGTGTTACGGTTGGCGTAGGAGTTGGTGTTGGTGTAGGTGTTGGAGTTGGAGTCGGTGTTGCGGTTGGTGTAGGTGTTGGTGTAGGTGTAGGTGTTGGTGTTGGACCTACCGGTAAACATCTTGACACACAAGTGACGATACCGTTTGTAATTTCATAAGTTGTGTATGTACCTGAATTATTAAATGCATAGTAACCATTTAAACTACTCATTACCGTACATCCAGTACTAGCACTATAGAATGTAGTACCAATAACAGGAACCGATACATCTGCCCGTACATTTATACCTGTCACCGTAGAACATGACCCATTATTTAAACAAGCTTCTGCACTACAAGCTCCCGATAAACTACCGGTAAAATTACCAATACCACTAACAGAACTATATAAAACTAAAGAATTTGTATGTGTCGATGCTGAAGTACATCCCGAATTAGGGGTCAAACAATTTGGACACCAGTAATTAAATAAATTAAATTTATCTTTTAATATTCTAAAATCGTGCTGTACTTGAGGACTACTAAACGCCTCCGTATACATTCTAAATTGCGATATCCCACCCATGAACGTACCGCCAAAGTTTTGTTCTAGCAGGATGTTAGTTGACAATCCTGATAATGTTGTTGCCGATAAAATATTATTAGGGAATAATTCTGGGTCTTGTTTGTATGGTCCGTTAGTTAATGTGGTCGAAGAAAAAATTAAATGGTCGTGTAATCCTTGAGTACCTCCACCCCAAGAAATATTAAATGGGACCCCAATTTGTTTTTCTTTTTCGGTGTTTAATTCTCTCGGAATAATTTCTTCAAAGTTTTCAATAACCATAAAGTAATACCCATTAATATATAACTTTAATCTGCCCATTCTATACCAAGCGTCATCAAACCATTTATGGTCAAATCTAATTTTGTAAACTTTATCTTCTTTTGTTGTTCCTGAGTGTGTTTCAGGTGGCATTATCAAATTATATGATGTATTATTCAAAATTGACTGATATGTGACTTGCCTTATATCATTTAAACCCCCAAGATTATATAAATCACATTCCTCTATAGTTGTATATCTTTCATATACCGCAGTAACCATAACCCACCTATCCTGAGTTATTGCACTACAAACATAATTACACACATCATATATTGGTGGACTACATGCTTCTGTTACGGTATATCCCGTCTGCCAAGTTAATCCTGTTGTTTGACAACTTCCAGTGGTGACGCAATCACCTGTAATCTTTATGACCTTAACGCAAAGTCTTGGATTTGCAGGACAACCACTAAATCTTATAGACATGGCATTAGAGAGAACATCAAACTTAGGGTCTAATGGTGGTACTGGTATTAGTTCAGTACATGCGCCACACCCACACCCAATTTGATGTACCGCGGTTGTTGCACTTTGTGGGTATAGAGTAACGCAATTTGCATTTGTTACTCCAGTGTCTGAACATTTACAACTTTGTAAACTAGTAAGTCCTGTAGTAGATCTGGTATAACTACTATAAGATTCAGGACTACCTGTGGCAAAATGGTAATATTTGTTTTCAGCCCTTGTTCCAAAATAAAAGAAAGTACCTGAATTATTTGGGTATATATCATTAAGGTATTCTTCAGTGTCCTCATATATACAATACTCATCAATAATTCTTGGTTTAATGACAGTTTCCATGGTCCAACCCTTATTCATTCTTTCAGGGTACACCTCATAGTCATAACCAAACAATTTATAAAATCCTTGATAAAATCCCCCATAAAGTTCTTGGTAATAACCCACAGTACTTCCTGTTTTTGAAATAATATTATATATTGTATTTTTTGGTCTTCCTGAAAATACTTGATTTGGTGGTAATGTATATCCAGTAACGGTATGCATTTTCATTCTTCTATCGTAGTAATGTGGATGAAATTTATAATCATTTCTAATACCCATAGAATAATATAATGTTTCTCCTGACATTTTTGTAAATAACCCATTATCTGTTGCAACTAAACCAACATCACATGCACCTGTAAATGCTGAATAACAATTTAAATCTAAGTTATTTGGATTATAATAATTTTTAGAAACTAAAGTTGCCCCTGAATAAAAATTATCAAAAGTCATTGTTAATTGTGGTGATGACCCGGTATAGTTTAAATCCATATTTATTGGTAGTCTATTACCGTCGTTAGCCGCGATAATGTCCGCAGAAAATACAACTTCTTCATCATAGTCCCTTTCATCCGCAGCCAAAGTCAAATCAAAATATTGTCTTGAATTCAATAATGATTTATATTTTGGATAATAATATGTATTTAAATTCTGAGTCGGCATTCTTTTTTTAGATAAATACTTTATATGGAGTATTTATAGGTAAAAGCCCACATGAAAACGTATAAATATTCAACAAAGGAAAGAGCGGAAAGAGTTTCTAAAACTTTGGGCTGTGCTGGTTATCACTATCATAATGAAGATGGAGAAAGAAAATACATGCCCTGTAAGACTCACGACATATTTTTGTCTAAAACTAAAAATAGTAAGAAACCTAAAGAATCTGAAGTTAATGAACTTGTTGATGACGATGGTACATGGCTTTCATCAAATACGCCGATATTAGACCCTGCAAGTACGGGTATAGGTACAAAAACAATGGACCAAATTATACCTTCAGCAAGAAATCCAAGAGACCCATTGTTAAGAGGTTGGTATGGTTACTACGGCGAAGGTCACGTAAAAGAAGAAAACATGTCAAAAGCCTTTGGTTTTGAAGACACAAAAGATATGGACGCGAAAGAAAGTCTTAAATATTTCAAAGAAAAATTGGGCATGGATGATGAAAAGGCAGAACAAAGAGTTGACGATGAATTTGGTAAAAGTCCTGAAAGAGATAAAAAGTCTAAGTATAAACATAAAAAAGGGTTTGTAGGTAGACCAATTTTAAAAGAAAAAGAAATAGATGAAAGTGATATTGCTGAGGATGTTTTATTAGACAAAGAAAAATATAATGATGATAGTGTCGGTAAAAAAATATTAGATATTAACCCTTTATTAGTTAGAAATATAAAGTCCATTAAAAAAATGGCCAAAGATAACGGTATAAGTGTTAAAGAATTAATTACAATTTTAAAAAATGAACAGTAATCTTTATAATAGAATTGCAATTATACCCGATTCGTTAATAAAACACTTAAGTGATTGTTTTGCTTCGATTGGTGGTAATAATAACATAGAGGGATATAAAAGAAATCAAGATTTAAGAACTTCTAAAAAGGCAACATATCAACAAATTAAAAGAATTAAGAATTGGTTTGATGGTTACAATGGAAACAAAGAAGACGCTCCATTTATATTAAATGGGGGAGATAGAATGAAACAATGGTGTGATGAGGTTTTAAGAGTTTGGAGGGACAATGATTTAAGTGGTAAAAAAATTAAGTCTGATGCTGGTATGCAAAACCAATATTTAGATTCACATGAAAAAAATAGTTTTAACCTAAACGACAAACATGGGTCAACCGTAGACGATTTAAAGGTTAATGAAAACGTAGATAGAATAAATAAACTAATGAAAAAAATAATATAATGGCAATACAATCAGATAAATTAGATTTTTCGCAACCTGATAATGCACTATCACAAATTGCTGAAGAACAAAGAAAAAAACTTTTTCCTAGAAATGATTTTAAACCTTCTGACCCGTATTCTTCTGTTCATCCAGATGCTATTGCTAATGGTGATAAAATTGGTAGGGGTACAGGTGGAGATTTAGATGTCTATAACCAACAAGCAGGAACTTCAATAGATATTTCTGAACGAAAAGAAGATTTAAAAGTTAATAAATTTTCATCTAACAACCCATATTATACTGTATCATGAAATTAATTAATAGCTTAAGCAAATTAATTACTGAAGTTGCCGCTTTAGATGATGTTCAAAATAGCATCAAAAAAAGAAAGGTAATAACAATTAATTACGCAGGTGATGAATACGGTAGAGGTTATCGTGACGTAGAACCAGTGTGTTTAGGTATTAGTAAAAAAGGAAATATGGTATTAAGGGCTTGGGAAAGACAGGGAGTTTCCCACTCCAACAAAGTTAAGGGAAACCCAATTCCTGGATGGAGACTTTTTAGAGTTGATAAAATATTGACTTATCAACAACAGGGAGATACTTTTGATGATGTAAGACCGTTATATAACCCTAACGGAGATAAATCAATGGTTAGAGTATTTTTAAATGCAAAATTCGATAATCTTGAAATTTAATAATAGAAAAATATAAAATATTATGGGAGCAGCGGAAGATTTAATGCAAAGATTGGCAGTATCTAAAAAAATAATGGAAAAAACAGAAGGTATAAATAGGGGGTCTATGGATTCTAGACATATTAATAAACCAATAGTTGAGGATTTTCAACCAATATCGGGGAATTACAATATACCTCAAGAATTTTTACCAGAAAACTCAACACCTAAAGGGTCTTTTGACCCAACCAAACCTATAGAAGCAGATAGAATTAAAAATTCAAAATTACCTGAAGAAATTAAAAGATTAATGATTGAGCAACCTATAGTTCAACCATCTTCATCATCACCAACAATTTCAGATGATATTATTGAAGGGGCGCAAAGATTGATGAAAATGAATTCAAATACTTCTGACCAACAACCACAATCAGTTAAGGAGTTAACAACAAAACAACCATCATCTAATTTCAATATTAATGAAATGAAATCTATGATTCGTGATGTTGTTAGGGATACTGTTAGAGATGTTGTTAGAGAAGAACTTAAAGATGCGGGTATGATTGTTGAATCAACAACAAACTCAAACGATGTTATACAATTTAAAGTTGGTAAACATTTGTTTATTGGTAAAGTTACTAAAGTTAAAAAAATGGAATAATAAAATAATTTTATATTTTAAATCCACTCCTATTGGGGTGGATTTTTTGTTTAAATATGGTTATACTTAGTACAAAGATTTATTTATATGAGCAAAATTAAAGTATTAGTATTACCGTCCGATAAAACAGGTGTTGGTAAATTTAGGTCTATTGATCCTCACGTCATGTTACAAAACAATTATCCGAATGAGTTTCACGTGGATATAGATTACGAACCAAAAGTCAATGATTATAACTATTGGAAGCAATACGACATTGTACATTTTCATAGGACAATCGGGCACGATTATGACAATTCTGTAGATTTAATTAAAAGGTTAAACTCAATCGGTATTGTAACCATAATGGACTTGGACGATTATTGGTTACCGACCAAAGACCATCCTGTACACCAAATGGTAATACAGGTAAAATTACATGAAAAAATTATGAACAACCTTAAAGTTGCTGGTCATGTAACAACTACCACTTCAATTTTTGCTAATGAAATTTCTAAATTCAATAAAAACGTATACGTTTTACCAAACGCAATTAATCCAAAAGAAGGTCAGTTTAATGTAAAAACCGAACCATCAGACAAATTAAGATTCGGTTGGTTAGGTGGTTCTTCGCACTTACATGACTTAAAATTATTAGATGGTACGATTAATAAACTTTCGTCGTATAAAGATAAATTTAGTATGTATCTTTGTGGGTTTGATACGAGGGGGACTGTTACGGAAATAAATAAAGAAACAGGTGAACAAAAACAAAGAGATATTAAACCAGAAGAAACAGTTTGGGCTCGATATGAAGAAATTTTTACAGATAACTACAGAGTTGTGGACCCAAAACATAAAGAATTTTTAATGACATTTAAAGATGAGGAATACGTTTCAGATGTTTTACCATTCTATAATAGAATTTGGACTAAACCTGTAACAAGTTATGCTTCTAATTACAAATGGTTTGATGTTTCATTAGCTCCGATTAAAAACCATATATTTAATCGTGTTAAATCACAACTTAAAGTTATTGAGGCGGGATTCCATAAAAAAGCAATTATCGCATCCAATATTGGACCATACACAATTGATTTAAAACATGGATTAAAAAATGGTGAATTTACAGATGGTAATGCCCTTTTAGTTGACGAACATAAAAACCATAGTGATTGGTCTAAATATATGAAAAAATTAATTGATAACCCTAATTTTGCTTATGACTTAGGTCAAAGGTTATACGAAACGGTTAAAGATACCTATGACTTAAACAAAGTAACAAAAGACAGAGCTGAACTATACAAATCCTTATTAAAATGATAAACATACCTATTAACAAAATTTTATTTTTAGACATTGAAACAGTTGGATTATGTCGTAATTGGGAAGGGTGTAAAGAAAATCACCCAAAAATTGCAGAACAATTTGTAAAATATTTTGATTGGTTCTTAAAACGGTTTCCTGAAGACAATGTTGAGGCAGATGGTTTAGAAGAAGAACTTCAAAAGATGAATGACGTTTATGAAAAACGTTCAGCACTTGTCCCTGAATTTGCAAAGATTGTCTGTGTGTCTATGGCATTTGTAACTAATGATGGAATTAAACAACAAACTTTTTCTAATCACGATGAAAAACAATTGTTAATTGATGTTAGAAACTTATTGGATCGTTGTCATAAGTTAGATTTCTATCTTTGTGGTCATAATCTTAAGAACTTCGATATCCCGATGCTAGCAAAAAGAATGATGATTAATGGAATTATGCCATCAAAAATTCTTCCTTCTTATGATACTAAACCTTGGGAGGTAAAGGCAATTGACACAAAAGAAATTTGGCAATACGGGTCATACACATCTATTGGTTCATTGGATTTGGTTTGTTCTACTATGGGTATTGAAACACCAAAAGACGGACCTATTCATGGAGGTAATGTACATGAAGTATATTGGAATAATCAAAGTAGGTTAAATGAGATATCCGATTACTGTGAAAAAGATGTTAAAGTATTAGTTGATTTCATAACAAAATTAAAAGAATTAAAATAATGTTTGATAAATTTAAAGATATTAAGAATCAAATGAAAATGTTAAAAGACTTACAAGGTAAGTTTAATAATGTTGATATGTCTAACCCTCAGGCAATGTTAGAGTCTATGGGTATTGATGTTGATGATTTACAAAAACAATTTGATGACCAAAACGAAAGTATTATAAATACCAAAGTACCACTACGTTATATTAACGATAGTGAAAATAAAAATCCCGATTACGAATATAAATCTGATTCGGGATTTGATTTAAGGGCAAATGAAGACGTATGGATTCACGCAAGTGATAGGGGATTAATTCCTACAGGTTTAAGATTTGATATCCCCGATGGATATGAAATACAAGTGAGATCTAAAAGTGGTTTAGCACTTAATCAAGGTCTTATGGTATTAAACTCACCAGGCACAGTAGATAGCGGTTATCAAGGAGAAATAAAAGTTATTATGTTTAACACCACAAACCAAAAAGTTAAAATAGAAAAAGGTCAAAAAGTAGCACAAGCAGTACTTTGTCCTGTTGTTAGTGGTAAGTGGGTTGACTTAATTAAAGTAGAAAAAATTAACGATAAGGACCGTAACTCAAATGGGTTTGGTAGTACAGGATTATAATATGTACGATTTTTTAATTGTAGGTTCAGGATTTTTTGGTTCGATATGTGCATACGAATTAAATAAAAAAGGACATAAAGTATGTGTGATAGATAAAAGAGACCATATTGGTGGTAATTGTTATACATCAAATAGAGATGGTATTAATGTTCACGAATATGGTCCACATATCTTTCATACTTCAAATGAAAAGGTTTGGGGTTGGATAAACCAATTCACGTTATTTAATGATTTCACATATAGACCTGTCGCAAATTATAAAGGTGAGACTTATTCATTACCTTTTAACATGTGGACGTTTTCTAAAATATATAATCTTACTCACCCACATGAGTTACTTAAACTTTTAAGAAAACATAATAATTCTAACCCTAAAAATTTAGAGGAGTACGCAATAAGTTTAGTTGGTAAAAAATGTTACAAAAAACTTATTAAAGGTTATACTGAAAAACAGTGGATGAAATCTGCAAAACAATTACCTAAAGAAATAATTGAGAGGTTGCCTGTAAGATTAACTTACGATAACAATTACTTTAACGACAAATACCAAGGTATCCCTGTCGAAGGATATACTAAAATATTTGAAAAATTATTAGACGGCATTGACGTTAAGTTAAGTACCGACTTTTTTACTGATGAATTACCAAAACATAAAAATGTAATTTACACAGGTCCGATAGATAAATATTTTAACTATCAATACGGTCATTTAGAATATAAAACTGTAAGGTTCGAACACTCAAAGTTAGATATGAAAAACTATCAAGGAACTGCAGTAATGAATTATACAGAAAAGAAAGTTCCTAAAACTAGAACGATAGAACACAAACATTTTGAAAACTCAAATTCAGAATTTACGTGGGTTAGTGATGAATTTCCAACGGAGTATAAACCTGAAATCACAGACCCTTATTATCCTGTAAATGATGAAACTAATAATAACATATACGAACAATATAAAAAACTTTCCATTAAGGAAAAAAATGTTTATTTTGGAGGTAGACTTGCCGAATACAAGTATTATGACATGGACAAAGTAATATTATCGGCCTTAAATTTTGTAGAACAATTTTAATGATTACAATAGGATTTTCAACCAGAAAAATTGATAATAGTTTTGTTGAACTATTAAAAAAATCATGTGGGGTCTCTAACCCACAAATAATCCCAATAGAAAATGAGGGTAAGTACTCATTACCCGAAGCTTACAATATGATTTTAGAACAAGCAACAAACGATATTGTTGTATTGTGTCATGATGATATCTATTTTGATAGTAAGAATTGGGG